GAATGGGAAGACGCCCAAGGCGAAGACCGAGACGAAGGGGAAGAAGGCCCCGGCTAGGGTAGATCCAGATAAGAAGAATGGGAAGACGCCCGAGGCGAAGGATGAGACTAAGGACGATTATATTTCCGTTGAGCAGGAAGACGTTTGGGAAGACCCCGGTGGCGATAACTGGGTACAGGATGATTGGTATTACGATGATACTCCGACCTACCAAGAGACGGATACCGGATGGGGTTCTAGTTATGGCTATGATGACTCAGACTACTATGACTCGGAACCATATGACTCTGGCTGGGACACATATGACTCTGGCTGGGCCGACACAGGTGGTGGAAGTTCGTGGTATGGTTGGAAGCATGGTGGACGTATCAAGAAAGCTAAGAAAGCAAAGGCCAAGGCTCCTAAACATCGCAGACGCCCTGCTCTTCGGGGCCGTCGAAGAGAATTGAAAGGAAGTTAATATGCCTTTAGGAAGTAAAGAAGTGGATAAACCTAAACCTAAACCAACACCGAATCCTCCTATACCTCACGGTATATAAATATAAGGATATAAATTATGGTTGGTAAACCATTAACACTAAGACAAAAAGAAGTTTTAAAAGCACACTCCAGTAAGCATACGTCCAAGCATATGTCGTATATGAAAGATCGTATGAAGAAGGGAGATAATTTTAAAGATGCTCATATGAAAGCTACACGAAGGGTAGGTCGATAATGGTAGATAAGTATTGTTCAAAATGTAAATGTAAGAAGTGTAAATGCGGTAAGAAATAATGGCAGTCTCAGGTACATATAATTTTAATCTGGATATAGATGAGGTCATCCAAGAAGCAATGGAAATGATTGGGGGAGAGAATACTCTTGGTCAGGAGCCAGCCTCTGCCCGACGCTCAATTAATCTTATGTTGAAGGATTGGCAGAACAGAGGTATTCTTCTCTGGAGTACTTCTGTTTCCAGTGTAACAGTAGCTGCCAGTGTTACTGCTTATAGTCTGGACTCCTCGACTGTTGATGCTCTGGAAGTTGTTCTAGAAAGGGACAATACAGATATACAGCTTACTCGTATCTCTCCTGAAGAGTATCTTCTTATTCCTAATAAGACCCAAACAGGAAGACCCATGCAATATTCTATTCGCAGAGGTGTTTCTAATCCTACCATGTCTATCTGGCCTATTCCTGAGAATTCCACAGATGTTCTTAAAATGGAGATCATAAGTGAATTGCAAGATGTGGATAAGTCTGCTGGACAGAATGCTGATCTTCCCAAGAGATTCCTCCCTCCTCTTACTTGTGGGCTGGCATATTATATGTCAATGAAGCGGCCCGGTGTAGAAGGTCAAAGAATACAAATGCTTAAAATGAATTATGAAGAACTTTTTTCCAGAGCTATATTAGAAGATAGGGAAAGAGCTTCAATGTATGTTGTACCCAAGCTAGGATATATCTAATGGCAACTAATAAAAATGCCCTAGCTGTATGTGATACGTGTGGGTTTGTATATCCGCACAGGGTAATGCGTATGAATAGTTACGGTATGCTGGTTTGTCCAGAAGACTTCGAAGGTCAGTATGATCTGAAGAATAGTCCACTAAATAAGATACCAGATGTGAGAGATGATCCGGCTATTAAGAATCCCCGATCAGACCATCTGGGAGGAAGAGGAGTTATGTGGAATAAGGATGCAACATGGATAACCGTCAATCCTTCAACCTTGGTAGAAACAACTCATACTACCAAATGGGATGATGCTAACAGAAGTTGGAACACAATATGACAGATGTAACAGGTAAGTTAATATCAGAAACATATAAGCAGGTTCTGCTGATAAATGCCAGCACCACAAATAGTGGTGTTGATACTTCTCTGGTGAATGTACAGACAGGGGATGGAACCAATAGTGCTTTGCAAGTTGCAACTAATGCGGTGAAGGTTGCTGGTACGTTTGCAGTCTCCGGGGCGGTATCTCTGGATGGCAATATGCATGTAGATGATAAAGTATGTGCCAGTGCATTCTATGGAGACGGCTCGAATATTACCGGGGTAACTGCCACGATTGCAGGTAACATCTCCGTAAGTAATGTAACAATTGGTGGGACTTTACATGTAGCTGGTATTGCCACGTTAGCTGGTGCTACGCATCTCAAGAGTACAGTCACGGTAGGTGGTGCGGCAAACTTTGGTAGTACAGTGACCGTGGTTGGCGCTGCTCATCTGCAAAGTACAGTTTCCACAGGAGGGGCTGCTACATTTGCCAGTACGGTCACGGTAGTAGGAGCCGCCATACTTAAGAATAATGTATCCGTGGGTGGCACTATGGCAGTTGCCGGGGCAGGTACATTCACATCCAAGACAGAGTTCAAGAACGATGTATCGGTCAGTGGCCGTCTGGATGTAGCTACCTCTGCATGTGTAGGCGGACTATTTAGAGCAGTTGGAAATGCTACGTTTGATGGGGATGTCTCTGTTAGTGGTGGTCTGGTAGTTGGTGGTACAGTAACTATCGTAGGAGCTAATCTACAAGCTACAAATGCCAGAGTATGTGCCTCGGCATTCTATGGAGATGGTTCCAATCTTACAGGTGTGGAAGCCTCAGTAGGCATTGTTGATAATGTTTCCGTATCTGGTTATATTCATGTAGGTGGGATACTATCAGTTGTCGGTGCAACTCAATTAGTATCTACAGTAACAGTAGTCGGGGCTGCTACCTTTAAGGATGATGTCTCAGTCAGCGGCAATACTAATCTAGGCGGTACAGTTACAGTAGCTGGTGCTGTAAGTCTTGCTTCTACTCTCAGTGTTGGTGGTGCAGCTAATTTTGCTTCTACAGTAACTGTAGTAGGATCGGCTAACTTTGCTTCTACTGTAACAGTAGCGGGAGCTGTTAGTCTTGCCTCGACTCTCAGTGTTGGAGGAGCAGCTAACTTTGCCAGTACTGTTACAATAGCAGGAGCTAATGTACAGGCAGCTAATGCAAAGGTTTGTGCTTCAGCATATTATGGAGATGGTTCCAATCTTACAGGTATCAGTGCCGATATTAGTGGTAATATATCGGTCAGTAATGTAACGATTGGTGGGACACTTCATGTAGCTGGTATTGCTACTTTGGCTGGAGCTACACATCTTAAAAGTACTGTAACTGTTGGAGGTGCTGCTAACTTTGGATCAACAGTGACAGTAGTTGGAGCAGCTCATCTACAAAGCACGGCTTCTATAGGAGGGGCGGCTACATTTGCATCTACAGTAACAGTAGTGGGCGCAGCTCATTTACAAAGTACAGTTTCCACAGGAGGAGCTGCTACATTTGCATCTACAGTAACAGTGGTTGGAGCAGCTCATCTGCAAAGTACAGTTTCCACAGGAGGGGCTGCTACATTTGCATCCACAGTAACAGTGGTTGGAATAGGAACATTTAAAGGTGATGTATCTGTCAGCGGAAATACTAATCTGGGAGGTACAGTAACTGTTGGTGGTGCCGTAAGTCTTGCTTCTACTTTGAGTGTTGGAGGAGTTGCAAACTTTGCATCCACAGTAACAGTTGCGGGAGCTGTTAGTCTTGCATCAACCCTTAGTGTTGGTGGAGCAACGAATTTACTTAGCACTGTAACAGTTGCCGGGGCTGCTCAATTAGGGAGTACAGTTACAGTAGTTGGTGCGGGTACATTTAAAGATGATGTATCAGTTAGTGGTAATACTGTTCTTGGGGGAACATTAAGAGTTGTTGGAGCAACCTCTCTGGAAGGTGCGGTTGATCTTAATAGTACACTTACTGTGGCCGGGGCGGTATCACTTGCTTCTACACTGAGTGTTGGAGGAGCAACTAATTTACTAAGTACCGTTACAGTGGCAGGAGCTGCACAATTTGGCAGCACAGTTACAGTAGTAGGAGAAGCTACTTTTAAAGCTAGGGCGCTTGCCGCAACAAATACAGATACTGATAATACGGGAAGTGTAACTTTGGATTTTTCAGCTAATCAGAACTTCATTCTGACCTTAACAGGTAACTTAACTCTTGCTAATCCTTCAACAGAGTCAGTTGGTCAAAGTGGAATAATAGTTTTTATTCAGCCGGGTTCGGGAGGTCCACATACACTCGCTATTGAGTCTGACTATGAGACTGCTGGGGCCGCTACAATAACTCTCAGTACTGCCGCCAATGCTGTCGATATAATTCCGTACTTTGTCCAGAGTGCTGGCAATATACTTCTTGGGGCGATACAGAAGGCTTTCAGCTAATGCCCATGTTCGGTTCACAGTGGTTCGCAAATCCAGATCCCGATATTCCTGTGACTGCTGACCTCTTTGCTTATTTCAGAGCTGATCTTGGAGTAACCAAAGATGGTTCTGATCTGGTGAGCGAATGGGCCGATCAAAGTGGTAATGGCAATGATCTAACATCTTCAGGCACCAAAAGACCAACATGGCTATCGGCCAATCTTAACGAGAAGGATGTGCTGGATTTTGACGGTTCTGATGATAACCTAATAGTATCTTCTCTCAGTCTGGCACAACCAATACATATCTTCATTGTGGCTAAAATGAACACTTGGACGAGTAATGACGTTCTCCTTGGGCTTAACCCCGCAACCGATATGGAATCATTCGTCCAGAGCGGTTCGACGCCACAACTCAAGCAAAGAGCGGGGGAGAGTTTTATCAACGCCATATCCCCGACCCTTGGCACGGCGTATTTAATGCAATCGTTGTGGAACGGCTCCAGCAGTTCTCAGGCTCTGAATAACGACAGTGCTGTTACCGGAGGTGATGGCGGAACACTGGCGCTGGCAACAATATCCGTTGCAGCGAAAACAGCAACAACACAATATGCAGACTGTACCATCGCTGAATTGGCGATCTATGAGGCGGTACAAACAGGAGATGATTTAGCGTCATTAAAGAGTTATTTTAATGCACGATACAATCTTTACTAAAAACTAAGACATTAGAATGGATACTAATATCTTTTTAAGAACGAAAAACAAGGTGAGATGAATGGCAACAATATTTAAACATGAACTTACAGGTCAGATACTTCGGCCCGGTAAATCATGGAGAGATGAAAATCGTACTCAACAACCGGGTAACTGGCAGATCTGGAATGCAGATTATAAAGCTTCAATGGGCATCATAGAAATTATTCAAGAGAGTCCTCCAGATCCACGGCTATATACATGGTCTTATAATGATAATGGTACTATCAATAATACAGCTAAACCTCTGGATGGAGTTAAGTCTTCTTTAAGAGAGGATGTAAATAAGCAGCAAGGTTCTTTACTCTTGCAGACTGATTGGATGTATATCAGAAAGATTGATAAGGGTGAGGAAATACC